AAAGGAATTTTCATCAATCCCGTTTCCGCCCAAATAAGAAGCTGCATTATCAACCGCAGCCGCAGATTTTGCAAATGTAAGCACCGGGGACAAGGCGCTCGTAATGATCGGGTGTTTTTTCGCCAGTTCTTCATTACGCCTCGCGTTATCCTCTGTCATACGAGAGGTTAACCCAAGGGAATCCAGATACGAATTAGCGGCCTTTTCTCCTAACTGAGAATGTATATAATTATACGTTTTCAATTCATCCTCAGTTATGTACGCATATCCCTTGTTAGAAAAATTCTGAGCAGGGCTATTCAATAATTGAAGATTAAATGCCGCCTTTTTTTCGGGGTCATTTCCGTGATATGCGTTTATTTGCTGATATGTAGCGTCCTTTATACCAGAAGAATATATAGATTTCTCTGAAAAATCCGGAGCGTTGACAAACTCGTCAGGAGACATCGGTAGCTGAGAAGCTACATTTCGCCCCTTCGAAACTGAAACCATAGCATCCGGCAGAGGCACTTGGTAAGGCTCGGCAACAGGCAATTTCCCTGTAGATGTAGCAGACACCTTCGTGGTTGTCCTGGTTACGCCTTTGGCGGGCTGCTGGGAAGCGAGTTGCAGTGATGAATTCAATGCTTTAAGTTCTTCATTTGATATAGGGACAAACCTTTTGCTTTCTAGGGAATTAAGGCTTTTCAGTTCTTCGTCTGAAATAGGGACAAACGGCATTATACTCACCTAGTTTCATTTATATCTTTGCATAAGCAAATCCAGCACGCCGGCGGATTGCGCCGCCCGGCGCATGGCTAGTTCATCTCCTTGGAAATTATCTATAATATCCTTAACCGCGTCCCATTTGCTTATTTCTCCCCTCTCTACTTTACCGCCCAAGTATACGCCTCTGGATTTGGGCTCGTATTTTATTCCGGAGGAAGCCGAACCACTTGAGCCTGCACCGGAATTAGACGACGGCAAAAGCCCAAGCGTTTGCGCGTATCTCGCAATTTCTTCTGGTGTTGCATCGTTTCCGGCGAACAGTTTCGCCAAGGCTATTTTGTTTTCAAACTCCTGCTGCTTGGCCTTGGCGGTGGCCTGCGCCTGTGCGGTCTGGGCCTCGTACTTTGCCTTGGCAAGAGCGTTTTGCCTGTCAAGCTCCGCCTGCCTGGCCTGTTCATCCCTGGCTAAATCGGCGTTATACATGCTGGTTCCCTGCTGCATAGCGGTGCTATAAGAACTCGCTAAAGCATCGTTGAACCAATTGGACGTATTGCTCAGTACGCCGGCTGCCTGCTGCTGCTTCTGGGCCGCGCCCGCTTCAATAAGCTGGGCAATTTTGTCCTGCAATTCCTGGGTCTTTTTCTGCTGCTCCAGCCGGGCGGCCGCGTCCGCATTGCTGCGTTGTACGGACAAGGCGGTCTGCTGGGTACGGTTCAGGCCGGAATCGGTCAGGCCCATGTTGGCCATGGCTTCCTCCACTTTGCGGCGGCCAACCAGTTCCTGCACGGCATTGGCGTCGAACTGCTTCTGATACGCCTCCGGAAGCTGCTCTATTTGCGTTTGATAGGGCTTGGTGGAGGCGGTCGTAGTGCGGTCAATCGCCGCATTCACACTATCAATAAGCTGCTGATCCGATTGCTTCCGCTGCTCGTGAATTTGGTTTAACGTCCCCTGACCCTTGCCGTATAATTCGTCAACGTATTCCTGTATTGACCTTGCCATTTATCTCACTTCCCCGTATACTTCGTATCGAATAACCATGCCGTCCACCGCCATGGCGCCGGCGCTATCGGCGCGGATTCCAAATCGTCTTATGCGGTTTACATGAGGCGTAACGGCCCACACACGCATATCCCCATCCCCATACATGCCGATTCGGTATGCATCCTCCTGCGTACCGAATTCCGTCACATAAGACAGTGTGATGTACCCATCCGCCACATCGGTGGCGCCAATGTGCAGCTTGCGGACGTTTTTGCGCCGTCCTGGACGGCTGAAATCAAATAGTTTTGTTTGGAGCATGGAGCGAATTTGGGTTTTGGAAAATTGCAAACCATTGTTGTAATCTACCCCGTAATCCTTTCCATCTCCCAGCACGCATACAATTCGATAAACCGTGTCGTTCATGCTTTTCTCTCCGATTAATAAACCGTTATCTCCGGATGAGAAAAAGCGCTTCCAGGTAACCCCGTCAGAAGCTGTACTCCAGATGTACCATGGCATATGCTTTTCTGCGTTTCTGCCAGTGTATGATGTATTGTGTTCGTAACCACTGGAATTGTAGTCCAATAAATACAAGGAGTTGCCAACCTGCAAGACATAATGCCCGGCATAGTCCCCGGAACTGGCATTTTTTAACGCTTCTGAATCATTTAATTTCAGTGATGCTTCTATCATCCCAGACAACTCGCGGACGTTTCTCTCGCTGTAAGGCGTTGAGCTTGTGAGCGTGTATACTTTTCCGTCTGATGTAGCCCACACAAGTCGATTATTGCAAAGCTGAATAGTATGCGGGCAGTCACACCCTATGCATGCGTTGATTTGGAAAATCGGAAACGCCGCCGAACTAGTTTCAACGTCCACAACAGTATTCCCGCTATATACATCCTGCCAATCAAAACTGCCAGACTGATACGTTGAGTAAAATAATTCATGTTCTTTAAATATTACCAGCATATCAGACTGTTTGCCAAAAGCCGTTATTGCCTGCCCGTAATCTCCTATTCTAGAATTGCTGTTTTCTGGAAAATAAAGCGGATTATTTATTGCGCTCCAGCACACTAGATTTGGATTTCTTTTGTCTCCTGCCATGAATAGTCTCGTTCCGCCGTTTATCCCTTTTCCGTCACCGCCAAACCATGTATGAAACCTCATTGCGCATATATCAATTTTCCCCGTTCTATAAGACCAAGCCGTTATTTCTAAGTTGTTTTGGACGGATGGATCCGGGGCAACGTATCTTATCTCACTTTGACCTTGGCCGTTTGCCTTGAAGTAGAAAATCCCGTTCTTCCTGTCTATTTCCGCAACAACGGTGGCGTTATTTTCGTCGGTCATAAAATCGTCTACAGTGTAGTCTCTTTCGTTTGAATACCACTTATCCCACGGTATGTTAAATGTGGTAACTTCCCCGTTATGCTGGGTAAATTTTATGACTATATCTTCTCCGGGATAAGACGATAAATCACCAATTGGGAGCGGGAAGATATTATCTTTCCCATTGGTTGTATAGGTAACTTTAAATGCCCCTGTCAATAAATTGTATCCTTCGTAAAAAGTTCCACTGAATGCAAACGAACCTTTGTCTGTACCTGATACATACCCTTTCCCGTTCAAGGCAACAAGCGGAACATACGGTTCTACTTTAGTAAATACATGTTGGCCGTCGGAATCCGGTTTATATTTGTAAATCTGCCCGCCCGTCATAAATACATACCATGTATCTTTATGGACTACACATTGCGAAATCATTCCGACGGAGTATGTATTCGGAATAGAGGCCAACGCGGATATATCCCCTTTGTCAGAACAAACCCTAATGTCTGCAGAAAACCTCTCAGCGCCACCAGATTCTTCTAGGCAATACTCTGAATCGATTAGCACTGCCGATAAAGAGCCGTCAATATAAGTATCTACATTAAAATAATCAGATTCGCGTCTCAGGTTATAGTAACCGGTATCGGTTCCTATGCGTTCCCCTATATCCACGCATTTCTCGGCATCGGTCATCAACCCAGGTCGCGTCCGGAGGGCTTGGTCTTTCCACCACATATTGCAAATGTCGGTAAGCTGGTTATCCTCCACAAGATGCGGCGCATCCTTGAGGTTTACGCCGCCATCCAGCTTGGGAATAGTCACCATGTACTGCGGGCTTGCCTGCATTTTTGGAATACGCATGTTAATCCTCCCACACATTCGGAAGCGTGTCGACACGTCGCACCGGCGGGCGCTTCACGGCGTTCCGTTTCTGCTGATACAGGCTGGAATAAAACTGCTGATTTTCCCCATCTCCCTCGGACTGCGCCAAAAACATAGCTACGCCGTAGAGCATGGTGCTTTCTACTGCGTACTGAGACAGCGGAATATCGTCGTTGATGTTGGAAAGCGGGATATATGCGTCTTTACGCTCCAACGGCCAAATATCGGCCATTACCTGATTGACGATATTTAACCCGCGACGGAACAATTCGGCCGATTGTGCGCCGTTTACGGCCCCATCTGCACCTGTATATCCCAGCAGGGATATAGCCCGCCGGAACACATCGTTTCCAGTCCGCATTACATCACCCCGATTTCTTGTAGCATGGCCGTCTGCTGCTCCGGCGGCACAGAATCAAACGCTTGGCGGTATTCCGGCGGAAGCCCGTCAATGATGGCTTGCACATCAACGCCCTGCTGTTCAGGCGCTTGCATGGCCGCCTCTTCCTGCGCCCTCTGGGCCTCCTGCATCTCGCGGATAAGCCCGGAAAGATTGGGAACAGAGCCTTTGGGCAGCCGCTCCAGGTACTGCTTAGGCGTGATAATCTGAGAAGCCAAGAGATTGTCTAGGGTGTTCACGCTCTGGATTTCACTCCACAGGGTAGACGCGCCAACGTCAACCTTTACCGAGATAAGCAAATCCCGGTACTTCTCGCCGTCAAACGGCATATACCACACGCCGTTTTCGTCCTCAATTTTCAGGCTGCGCCGCCCGTACATGGTCACCCACATCTCAGCCCACACACGGGCCACGTCTTCCACAAAACTGTAAAACCGATTCTGTACCGTCTGCATAGGCATGGTTGCAGCTTCCCGCACTGCCACAATAGCCGATGTGTTGTCTGGCCGCACGTCACCCAGCGCCGCGTCGTTTGCCCCGGATTGGGTGAGCGTGTTGGAGATAAGGGAAGCGATATTGTTATCGAACGCGGGGGCGAAATTCGGCGGGTTTACATAGCGCACCGCGTTCAGCATATCCTCGGACGTACCGTTGATTTTGATGATTTGGCCGGGGTCGTTGGTGATTGGTTGGTTTACCACGTCCCCGTTGACCAACGTCAAGGGCATACCCAGCATCATCACCGCCCATACGCTGGCTGTCAACATCCGGTTAATGGCAATTTGGTTGGGAATGAGATAGGTAATTTCGCTTTCGCCATAAGCGCAGTTCCGGCGGCGCTCCCAGCGGAAGACGGCCAGAGGGTACAACCGCAGTTTGGTGTCCCACCTGTACCGGATAGTAGCGCCGCGCACGGCCACAGAGGCCATAATCTTGCACGTGCCGTCCTTGGCCCACTCTTTCCAAAATTTCGTCAGCACCGTGGCCTTCCGGCTATCCTCCGGCTCGTCCTCGGCCATGTCGCCAGCCATATACCCGGTATCCCTGTCCGGCTTAATCGCATCAATTTCGGCCTCTGAGCGGCCATTCCGGCGGGCCTCGCGCTGCAAATCCGCAACGCTCTTGCGCTGGGCGATAATGATATAGGGCTGCGCCTGCACGTCATATAGATTCGGGTCGCCGAAATACACGTTTTCAATGTCCAGCACTTCACACGCAATATCTCCCTGAATCGGCGTGGTGCCGGATTCGTCCGCGTACAGCCCTGTACGGATTTTATCGTCCCAATAGGTGTACAGTACACCGGTTCCGGACACATAGGCGTTGCGCAACGCCTGTTCCTTCAGGTCGTCAAATTTTACACGCTCCGCCGTGGTCTTGAAGTAGTCAGACAACGCGGTCATGGTCACGGCCAGCTCTTCTTCCGGCGGAAGGCCCATGGTTTCCTGCGGCGAAATCTGGCCCTGTGCAAAAGCGTCTCGCTCGTCTCTGGCACGATCGCTGATTCCGACAGTATTTGGTACACCTTCCACTGAATAATTGACGGTGACCGGATTGGACGCCACCACGGCCATTTTATAGTCGCCAATGCGCTTGATGACGTTGTGGCGCACCAGGGGCCGGTCGTTGCCGCACCGCGCCCCGTGCCACTGGTCGCCAATATAGAACCGCTCGTTGATTTTCCCTTGTTCGTACAGCCCTTTACGGCCCAAGCCGGATTTAAACGTCCGCCCGGTCTCGTATTCCTCAAATATCTGTTCCGGCTCCCACGGCTTTCTTTTCATGCGTTTTCCTCCGTTCCCCTCCGGCGGTTCATGCGCCACCGGAAAGCATATAGAAGCCGCCGGGCGGTTTCCCACTCGGCGGCTGCGGATTATCGGGTATAGACGTAGATGGTATCCTGGAGAGACTTCTTGACAAACAGGTCGTAGTATAGGCGGTACTGGAACAGGTACGCATCCGCCTTCTGGTTCTGGTCAGGAGAGAAAGTGCGGATACGTTCGGACTTTTTGACCAAGGAAGCGGCTCGCTTCGGCAGTACCAGGATGCCGATTTTCTTTGCGGAAGAAGCCGGGACGAACCCGCCGGGGCGCTGGTCTGCGCCACTGGAGCCGCTTTCGTCGGTCACGCCGTCGTAGAACGTGTATGCCGTCTTCATGCGGTCGTCTGCTACCGGGATAATCGGCACGTCGTTCAGCTTTTTGACTTTGGTATTGATTTCGCCCTTTTTGAAGTCGTCCACCATCAGCTGTCTGGAAAGCTCGGTGGTGTTCATCATCGCCGCCCAAATCTCGCTGTCCACGAAGCAGACCAGCGGCTCGCTGTAGCCCGCAACCGCCTGCACCTTGTTGATGGCCTCGGTAATCATCTTATAGACCTGGGAGGCGGGGGTGCCGGTCACGGTGTGGGATTTCGTGGTGGCCAGCGTGGCCAGCTTGGACAGGACATAGGCGTCCATCTCGGGCACCACTTTGGTGCGGACGAACTCCCCCATCACCTGGCCTGCCAGATTGGCGATGCCGGTCTCGTCGTTGTCCTCCCGGTCAAGCTGGAAGGAACGGCCGCGATCCATGGCCATGGTATAGGATTCGCTTGACACCGTCAGCGCACCGGTGACAAAGCCGTCATCTCGGTCATAGTTGCCGAGGCCCTGCATGTCCACGTCCGGAATCAGTACAGTGCGCGCCCCCACAAATTTACTGCGCAAGGCGTTGTCCGCGAAGAAACTGGTCTGCGCGGACTGGACCAGCGCTTTATCCAGTTCCCCAGTAAGCTTGGATTGAAACTCCAAAGAATTGATAGTGCTTTCCGTAATAGCCATTATGTATTCCTCCTTGTTTTATCCCCACACACCGGCCATCATGGCGTCGATGGTGGGATTTGTGGTTTCGCCCGCGCCCTCGGCCTGGGAGCCAGCGGACACTTTTGCCGCCTGCTCCTGGGTGGCCTTGGCTGCGGACACCCTTTTGCTCTCGGTGCGCTGGTAACGCAGATAGGCATCGGTAAGATTTTTGCCTTTTACTGCCGCCTCCAGCACGGATTTGGGGACAGCGGAAAACTCCGCCAGTTCGGGAAATTCCTGTTGTAGCTCCACAAACTCGTCGGCCAGCCTTTTGGCAAGGTCGGCCTTCTCCTTTTCCTGCGCGGCGGCTGCTTCCTTTTGCGCACTTTCAGCGGCGGTTTGGCGCTTGAGCTTTTCGGCCTCGAAAAGCCGGTTTGCAAGCGCCTCGTTACCGTCGCACTCCGCAAGGATAGATTGATAAAGCTGCTTGTCCTGGCTTTCCGCCAGGGCGTCAATCATTTCGGGCAAAGACTTGCTATTTGCCGCGGCTAAAAACTTGAGTTTGTCCAGCATCGGGACCAGTTCGGAGGCCGGCGTCCCCGTCTGTTCCTCCAGTCTGTCCAGCCTCAAGCCTTTCTGCGCGAGTGCGGCCGCTTCTTCGCGGGTTATCCGCCGTTCCTCGTGGTTGAACTGAATGACAAAAGCGTCGTCTTCCGCCTCTACGGCGTTCTGCTCCGGGGCCTCGGCCGGTGTGGTGCCCTCTGCCTCAGCATTATCCGTCAGTTCGCCGTTTGCTGCACCTTCTGCAGCCACGCTGCCTTCGGGTTGATCCTGTGGTGCGGTGTCAACCCCCTGCATGGGTGTATTATCTTCCATTGGTCATTCTCCTCCCGCCCATGGTGAGGGCGTTTATTCCGTCGGCTCCTGTGCGGTGCCGTCGTAGGTTAAAAAATTGGCCCATTCGCGCCGGAGTTTTTCGGCGGCTTGCTTATCAATATCGCTGACAGGCTCCTGGTTGCCCGTATTTGGCTTTTTACGGACGGGGCCATCTCTTTTTCTGCCTAGCAGAATGCCACCTAAAAACGCCGCCAGAACCCATCCAGCGGCGGCTATAATCCATATCACACATCCCATCCCCCTTGCACGTCTTTTGGAATAATTCCCGTTGGCGCATAGCCGCGCGCTTTCGGCTGGGCTTCTGCCCATGGGCGGATTTCGCTTTCCAGGCCGTAGCGAAGCGCATCCAAGCAATGATTAAAAGTGTCAATCGGTTTATTGATATACTCCCCGGATTTCTTATCCTTCTGCCATGTGTAGTTTTCAAATTCTTCAATGGCGTGTCGGCATCGTTCATCAACAATGATTTCCTGCTGATTCAGCCACTGAATCCCATGCAAGACGCTATCTGCGCCCTTTCTGGACGGCCGAATACGCGGAACACCCAGCAGACGGATTTCGTCTATACTTTTCTGTTCCGCGCAGTCTGCAATGATTCGTTCCTTGGCCAACCCTAAAGATTTTATCGTTGATGCTATCTTGTCGTTAAGCATCCCTTCGCCCTTGTATTCTCCAATAATAAAGACCTTGTGCTTGTGGCCGTCATACCATCCCCAGACAAGCGCAGAAGGGTCATTGATGTAGCCGAAATCTAATCCGCAAAAGAACTTAGCCCCTGCATACTCCGCCGCCGCAATTAGCCGCTTGGTCACACATGGATATACCAGTCTGTCCAGCGTTGCAAACTCGCCCAAGGCGTAAATGCGATAATAGGCCGGGTTGCGCCGCTGCATGTCCTCCAGCATAGCGCAATAGTCTGCGGTAAGAAAGCGATTGTCCTTGTATGTGGTTTGTATAATGCTGGCGTTGTCGGGCTTTTTAACATAAAAATACCCGTATACCCAATTGGCCTTGGATACCGGGTTAAACATAAGATATATCTGCGGGTCTGGCTCCGGCGGACGAAGCCGCAAATCCAATTGAAGAAAATCTTCTTCCGTTAGTTCCGTGGCTTCTTCGATGATTATGTCCGTAATTCCAGTGACGGATTTGATTTTCTCCGGGTTATCCATACCTTTGAATATGAACATGGAGCCGTTATGCAAGGTTATTTGATAATCGGAACGATTGACCTTAGCCGCACCAAGGAATCCGCTGGCTGATAAAAGGTCTAGCATCAACTGAAATATAGAATGTTTCAGAGTAACGCCTACTTTCCGAACCACAAGTACCTTGCGCCGCCGATTTAGGGCTTTTAGTAGCATCTTCTGGCACGCACCGTAACTTTTTCCGCTGCCGGCGCCGCCGTAGTATACCTCCAGGCGGCGGGAGTAATCGTCTATATGGTCATACACCCAAGAATTGAAGGCGTCGGGATTAAGTTGTCTCATTTAAACCATCCACTGTCTTCACTCGCTCGGCCACCCGCACTGCGCTCGCGGACATCGAAATAAAGCCGCATGGCCTGCACGTCTCCGGCCGAGCATTTTTTAATAAGGGCTTTCCAAACCGTGGCAAGTTCACTGTCTGCGAATTTATCAATTAAATCCGCTAGGTATTCCCTGAACTTTTCTTGCCCCATCCAGTCGTAAAAGGTGGTGCGGGCTACGCCTATTCCGTCGCATAGTTCCGTTATCGTCCCAGTAAATCCCGGATCCGCAAGCTTTTGCGCCATGCGTATCTGTTTTGGTTTTAACGTGAATTTGTCCGGTTTTGTAGCCATTTCCACCACCTCCCTTACCTTATGTATCCCCAAGCCCACCCTCCGGACGCTGTGCCGGCCTCGTCGTAAAAATAAGAACGCCGCCGGGTGATCAATCCGGCAGCGCTCTTTGCTATCTTCCACAATACCAGTTTACTTCAGCAGGGGCGGACATACAAGGACATTTACCGCCAAAGCATGAAGTCTGCGCGTGTGCCTCGCGCTATATCCTATACAGTCTGCGGTTTCCTCGATAGTTTTACCGTCTATGTAGATATTGCGCAAGACGTCGCGTAGTTTATCATCCGGTATTCCGATAATGCAAGACTCTATTTCACGCCTAAGGTTTACTTTACGGTCTATCTCACGGTCGAGCTCCGCGTCAATGTCCGCAATGTGTTGCACGGCATCCAACACCCTATCGCTAACGCCACCAAGATGCGGCATGCCCGACAATACGGGGGATACACTGACGGCCAGCGCCATCCATCTGTCTCTTTCAACAATCATTCTATTGATTTGGGCCTCTAGCGTCAGATACTGCCCCAGATACTGCTTCTTTTCCTTGCTTGTCACCAGCCGCCCTCCTTTCCGCCTCCCGTTTAGCGCGCATCTGCGCATGATACGCCTTGCACACAGTCCGGTTGTGCTGCACCGTATCGGCCACATAATCCCGCTTTTCCGGTTTCATGCACGGTGTTACGCACAGCCCGTCCGCGTTTGCCCATTGGCAGTGTGCACGCATACATTGTCTATAGCCTGCCTTTTTTAGCTTAACCGCTCTTAGCGGCCTTACCACCTCCGCCCAAGCAGGTTTAAACCAGTCCCAAAACTTTTTACAGGTGTCGCTTTTAGACGTACACCGTTTGCCCCTGCCGCAACTTGCGCATGGGCTATCCGGCAATCGCATAATCATCGTCTCCCGTCCTTAAAACACGCCCCAAAAAACAACCCCACGCATGCCCCGGCAGATGCTGCAAGCAGCAGATACACGATGCCCAGTATGGGCGATATGCAGATGCTCATGGCGTGGCCTCCCTGCTAATTTTCTCGCCGAAACTACAGTAGTCATCCGGCTTAACATAAGGTTCCTTCACGCCGCGGCCGTCGCCCGTTGGAATCCATTTTGGGTTTGCGCATATCAGCACCCGCGGGTCGGTTGGAAACGGCTCCGCGTATTTGCAGCATGCACAGCGGACTATGCTTATAATGTCATGTTCCATCGCCAAGCACCTCCAATAGTTTCACGGCCTGGTCGTATGTAATATTGTCAGTTTTGACAAAGGAGGCTCTGTACGCCGCCTTGCGAATAACCTCTCTCTGCCGGATAGCTTCAAGTGCTTCCGCCGTGGCCTCTTCCAGGTGCGTTCCTCCGTGATTGCGCGGCCATCCATTTTGGTTGTAATAATCGCAGCCCACTTTGATTCTGCCGGTTGGAGTTACCTTGTCGACGGTTTTCACGATGTCATCGCTATATATCCCCCTGTAGCAAACAATCACCTTATCCCCGGCTTTTAGGTTTTTAATCCAGTCGTTATTCATCACTTTTGCCCCTCCTCTGCCGGCTGGTTCAGCCAGTACGTCGTAGCCTCTATGGCCTCTTCCTCTGTCTCATAGTTTTCTCCATCCGCCGCGATAAACGGCGCGTAGGCATCACAGTAGTCATACCGGGTCATATGCGGCGCTAACGCTTCCGGGCTGGCCGTGATGCGTTCGAAATTGGTTTCTTCATAATTTTTGCATTCTTTCCCTACACATTTAACCGTAAACCGTTTCAAGCACTTTGCCCCTTTGGGACTGTTTGGGTCTATTTTGCACTTACCCATCCTGCACCTCCGGTTTCCGCCTGTAGGCAAGCCAACCCACTGCGTGCAACCCGTGTTCGCCGTTTCCCTTCATGCCGTAGTAGGTCGCATCCCATAACCCGTCGTTTTTGTCTACGCAATCGGCACCCTGTGCTTTTTCTTCTCGGTTTGACCAAACACTAACTAGGCACCAGTTCTCATTCCCGAGGCCGTCAACGCACCACACCGGCTCCCCGTCCATCTTACGCAGTTCCTCCGCCGTCAGAGGACCATTACTTTGCTGTTGGGCGCGTAGGGTGGCAAGTACTAATTCGTTAATAGCTTTCGCCCTCAACGTAGGAGGGCTGAAATCCTGTGGGAAAATTGTATGCTCGAAACACTTAATAGCGTCTTCAATCGTGACGTTCGTCGCTTCTTCAATCGTCATCTTCGTCCGTCTCCTTTCACGTCAGCGCAGCCAAAGCGGCACCAGGTCAAGTCTGGGCTTCCCGTCGTCGTATTTTAATCCGTTCATAGATTTGTCCTTTCTGGTCACCATTTACGGTGTCCTGCACCACTTGATTTTTGGTGATACGTCAATATTTTTGCGTCCGGCCCTGCAATCCTTTCCACCGGACGTGCGTGACACCTCAAACCATCCGTCCGCTTGATATATAGTCCCCTCATGTCCCGCGCCGGTGGACGAATACGCAACCAGCCCTTTGATTTGCGGATAATGCTTGCGGATATATTTTCTCGCCATTGCCAACGCCCGGCTTTCCGTATATGGCTCCGTGTCGTCTACGCAGTACATCCGCGTTAGACACAATACATTTCGTTGATCCTGCTTTGGGCTGGGATTTCTGCCCCACATCATTCCGCCAATACGCTGACTTGTATCATCCTGGATTTCCATCCGGATTATTGCTCCTGCTGGCGCAGAGTGCAAATAATGATGTTCTGCTATCCATTTATCAAGCTCTTTGCTGTGCACAATGTTAATTTTCATCTTTTCCTCCATTTCTGTAGGATACCGGTATCCTCTCCTACCGGCAGCTACCCCGGCGGGTTTATCGCAATGATTCAATATCAGCTATCGCCTGGAATATCGGGTAAAACTGCGCCGGGACTACGGCGTTGCCTAGGCATTTAAGTCTGTCCACCCGGTGGGGAACCCCATTAGCCACTCGACCCACGTCGGGTTCAGCTGGCCGCCAACATCCGTGCGCAAGCTCCGGCTGTTTCCGCCGCCGGTCGTCCCTGTGCTGTCCGCCGCTGTTGGCGTGGCCCACATCTGGACCAACCGTGCAAGCCCCACCGATCCGTCCGCTCCGTTCTGGTTCACTTTTCGGATAGTTCCGTTCTTTGTCGTGCGGAATTTGTCCCCTTTCCCGATTATTGCACCTGGTCCCGAATCCTGCGCCGTCACGGTAGGCAACAATACATACCCTGTCTCTCCGGTGCGGGGCATCGACGGCACAAGCCGGAACAACAAACGCTTGGCAGGTGTACCCGATGCTTTCCAAGTCAGAAAGCACTTGGTCGATCGCCATACTGATGATTCCAGCAATATTCTCACCAACAACCCAAGCGGGCCGGAGTTCTTCGATAACACGCAACATTTCCGGCCAGAGGAAACGGTCATCTTCCTTGCCTCTTCGCTTCCCGGCGACAGAAAACGGCTGGCAGGGGAATCCGCCTGAAATAACGTCAACTGTTCGCATGCCTGTTCTTTCGTAAAAGTCGCCTCCCGTCAACGTCCGTATATCTCGCCAGCGCGGGACATCCGGCCAGTGCTTTTCAAGCACCTTTGTGGGATAGTCGGCCCATTCGCACTGTCCCACCGTGCAGAATCCCGCCCGCTCCGCCGCCAAATCCAGGCCGCCGATGCCGCTGAACAGCGACAGGTGCGTTAGTTCACCCACGCCGCTTCACCCGCTTCTTCCGTTTGGATTTGCTTCTGTCTTTTCCTTGGTCTACGCTTTTTATCTGCCGCTTCCAGTAGGCGCGGGTTGGTTGTTTATTCATACAATCTCCTCCACGGTGATTTCCGTCCGCTTATCTGCCCCATCCACGCGCCGAAGCACTAAATCTATCTTGCCAAAGCTATCGTCCTCAATAATTCCAGCCTTGACCAGTCCGTCAAGTATCATCTTTCCGCTGTAGTTGTCCGGGTCTCTCCGTCGGTTATCGCCGAAACAGTAAGCCAGCGTCACAACGGAATGCGCGATAGGTTTTTTAGGCGCTGGCTTGCAGTATGCCTTAACCAGCATAGCCCACGTCTTTTTCTGTGCCTGATACTCCCGGAAATTGGTACGCCCGATAAACTGGTTATTGCTTGGCGGCACGTGCGGGATTATGTAGTGGTACGTCAAAATGGGTCGACTTGGAATATGACCGTTATAATCCATCATCCCACCGACTCCATAAATGAGCTATATGCAGATATGTATTCCCACTTTTGGCTGTACCTTTGATACTTGCTTGTTGTTTCCCCGACACTTATTTGTGTATTTGTAGCAACCACTTTGCTGGGAACTACCAGTGTATCCACTTCGATTCCATCCCCGCCAATCATCCGCAACACATAAATATCGCATGTGCAAAAAGGCTTTTCGAGGTTGAACGAATAGAAATTGCCTCCCGTGCCATGATATAGGCGGCTCGCCTTTACATCCACCTTTACACTGTCATTCACAAGCAAATCATACGGAAAATTTTGCGGCATCCGGCGCACTTCGTACCCCATCGACACAAGGCGCTCCATTATGATTTTTTCGTGGCTTTTCCCAAATGTGGTTTCACACTCCTTTATCGGCAATCGCATTTTCTCTGCAAGCGCATACCAACCGCCCTTGCGACGGGTAATGGCGTTGGTTAGCGACGTGTCCCCACAGTATTGCTCGACCTCTTTTCGTGTTGGCATCCTGTCTAGATGGCTAAACTTGACTATCTCAATAATTTTCTCTGTGATTTCTTCATCGGTCCATCTGGTCCCGTGAGTGTATCCCATTCCACTTCCTCCTAAAAAGGCAACGAATCCGAATCTTCAATTTCCTCAAAATCGCCCGCATTGGCGGTGGAAAAAGCAGGGGGCGTTTCGCTGTACTGGGGAATCTGGGAATCATACCGGGAGCCGCCGGACGGCGCTCCGCCTGCATTTTTGGATTCAGCAAAGAAAGCGTTGTCGATAACCACCTCAAAGGCCGTGCGTTTGTTGCCATCCTTATCGGTGTAGTTCCTGGACTGCAGCGAGCCCTGCAGCGCGATGCGCTGTCCCTTGTGGAAATACCGGCAGATGAACTCGGCAGTCTGCCGCCAGGCGACGCAGTTGATGAAATCCGCCTGACGCTGCTCCGAACCCTTGGGCTGGAATGCCCGGTCGACAGCGACGCTGAAGCTGGTCACGGCTGTATCCGTCTGGGTACGGCGCAGTTCCGGGTCAGTGGTAAGCCGTCCGAGTAAGCATATAATGTTCATGGCGTTCAACCTTTCAATCTGTAGTTTCTGGATTCGTCCCTGCTGATAAAAACGTTGTGGTCTTTTGCCCTGTGGAAAATTCTGCTTCCAACCGCTTCATCCACACGCAAGATTTCGTCCACGGTCATTTCGCACGAAAAAATGGTTATGGAATCATTGCGGCAATACCGATAATTTATCAGCTCAAAAGCCACATTGACATCGCCCTGCGTCGGCGTTGCTCCTGACGCTGTTTTGAATAAATCGTCTACGTATAGGATATCTACCTCTTTCAGCGGGCGGATTAAGCGATCGTATTCCCTTTCATCGTTCACGCACGATTTCAACTTTACAACCTCATCACGCCACAACATATATCTGGCGGACATGCCGGTTTTCATCAGTTCCCCGACAGCGGCCGTGCAAAGGTGCGTTTTGCCTGAGCCGACCTGTCCGCACACCAAGAGCCATCCGGATGGATTTTTCGCATAGTCCAGAACTTTTTCCTTGGCTTTCCCTTGCCATGGTTCATTGACTATAAAGGAATCAAACGTGTAAGCGTCCAACGTACCGGCCAATCCACTCCTGTGAACCCGTTCAAGGTTTTCTCTGGCAACCATGCACTCACATGGTCTACACACGATTTCACTACCCTTTAGGTAATAAACAAGACCCTTGTCATTACACACATCACAGTGTTCTCCGGGCAATCCGCCAGCCTCCGCGTTCATGGCAGCGCATCTAGCTTTTTCGTATTCCTCAGACGACATCTCCGTAACCGGGGGCAGCCACTCCGGAAGCTTTATCCCTAGTTCCATTTTGCGAATTTCTCTCCCTCCGCTCCCAATTTCTAACCGTGGCCTTCCAGTCTTTCATTTTAGACTTTCCGATCATCCAGCCTTTGCTATCGTAATAGTCGACGAAGTATGCCGGGTCAATTCCGTTCCCCCTTTCCCGGCAATAGGCACACACTTCTTCTACCGTCGGTTTTCGGAAACGCCCCATACTATTGTTGTTATTTATATCTGGTTTACTATCTGGTTTACTATCTGGTATAGGTGTGCCCGTTTGGTCACTTCCATGTGCCCGTTTGGTCACTTCCATGTGCCCATTTGGTTCATCGTCGCTACCATTTAGCTCACAAGGATCATGCGGCCATTCTCCGGTTTGATAATACCGTATAATATCCTCCGAAAGCGCATACCATTGGGTTCTGTCGAACGGCTTTGTATTGTAATTTCCGATGTATATCGCGCCGCCACCAGATAGATTTTCGATTATCCTTCGAACCTGTTTCTTAGTCCAAAACTTATACATTTTAGCGTAGGCATCCATAGTGTTGTACGTCCAAAACTTTCCGTCCCGATATTGGTGCCCGTTAGCAATGTTTTTTGATATCCAAAAATACAGGTTGTGGATGAACACCGCCTCATCAACGCCGTAAAGTTCCGCAATCCGGCTGTCAAAGCTGTATACCATCGTCACCCCTCGCAATCTGCGACACGGCGAGAACATCCTTGGCAAACTCGCGGAATCTCTCGGGATTCATGCTTATGCGTCCGTCTTCGAAGACTACGGTTACGCCCCCCCTGGACAGTTCAAACGAAGCGCTTGCGCCTGAGAACGTCTTGCAAACCAGTTTAAGCCGTTCGATGTTCACCGCCTCTGGCTTTTTGATTTCTGCCGGGTTTTCATCCTTTCGATTTGCCCGACGAATGCCGCTTTTCCCTATGTATTTGATGACCGTGGGGTAACAGCATTCCAGCTGTTCGGCAATTTCCGTGTTGCTGTACCCCTGTTCTCGCAGGCGCAGCATTTCCTCACGGGTTACCTCTTCGGATAGCCTCTTTCTCATTTTTCCTCCTGTAGCTGCACCAGTCGGTGGAGCATTGTTCTCTGTGGTACTTGCAGGCCATACAATGGCGCATGCATACCGCCTGATGGTCAAACGCCTTGCAGTGAACAACGCTATGGCCCGACGGTGTTTCGCCTATTTTCTTGCAAATCGGGCAACTCACGAGCGCCACTCTCGTTCTATTTGGTTCTCTAGTAATCGGATTTGCAGTTTGTAAATGTTAATTGCTTCCAAGGCGGATTTGTAATTTACCTCGGCGCAATCGCGCTTGAAGCGAAGATCCGCTATTTCGGCGGATCCTCGACATAGGTCGGAAATAACGGTCACGGGTGTTCCTTTATCCCTCTCGATTAGGATTTTTTTAGACAACGCCACTCGGTAGTCATGTTCAGCCTTGGCGCGTTCTCTCCCTCTTGCTCCAAGTTGCCTTAAAGCGCTATCCACAAGCGATACTTTGGCCGAAAGCTCACTCATAAGGTCTTGCCCGCTCATAGATAATTCCTCCCTATAAGGCGCATAAAATCTTCCCGTGTATGGGTTTCCTCGTACTTTTCCTGACATTCGCGCTTTAGTTGTAAATCAAAAGCTCTGTCGAAGTGCACGCCTCTATCGCTCCCGTTATGCAGGTCAGCGCGAAGCCATACCCAAAACCCGTTTCTGTCGGATACAGAACGGAGGCCGTTACCAAAGAAAATGTGATGCTTGTGTAATCCGGCTGTAGCACCGGACACATAGCACTCTTTATTCTTTTGCAGAATTGATTTCACTGGCCGTCGCCTCCTTCAAAGCTTTTTCGGCCGCTTTTATGCATGACGTGCACAGCATTCTCCCATACCGCCGCTCTGAATATGCTTCGATTTCACGGGGTGTCCACAATTCTCCGTTTTTCTTACGAATCCCAACAATTGCACTTCCGCAGTCTGCGCACGGGGCTGGCTCTGCGCTGTCCGGCAAATCTTCCCCGGCGTAAATATACAGGCCCAACCCGTGCCGGGCAATGGCTTTAGTAAGCGAACGCTGAATAGCCTTATTGACCTCTGTGCTCGTTACGTCGTTAACAGGTATGGATTGGTTGCGGTTGTTCATCACCGGCAGATATTCGATATGCTCCAGCCCATTCACCGTAACGCCGGTTTTTACCCAGCAGGTTTTACCGTCAGTGTGATAAAACCGGCCATTTCCATCCTCGTAGATGGTATATAGCGCATCTGGGTGCCTTTTTTTCAATTCCCCCCAGGCCCAAGCCCATGACAAATATGTAAGGCCGTTTTTGCTCTCGGTTTTTCCTGAAACATCTATGCTGTTCAGCTCACTGAAATAGTTATCCATATTGCCTCTCCTTACAAAAGACGGCGGCGTTTTTCGATACAATCCGGACACACCATAACGCCGCAAAAATCATAATATTCATCCTCGAATATTGGTTCCCCGCACCAGCCGCATATATAGTCAGGTTTTGCTTCCGGCCCCTCCGGGCACCCCGGCAGGTGCGGCCACGAATGGCACTCCTTGCACATTTTCGCTAGCCTCCAGTTCTTTGCAACGCTCAAACCAGTAGCTGCTGGTTTCTCTGGCCTGCCTAAGCTGCTCCCGGACATCATCCAATTCCATGATTACGTCCGCCAGCTTATTCAAAATCTCGGAGCGTTTCCGTTTCATTTGACAAATCTCCTTTTCCCCTGTATAATCAGGGTGTTGTATTATTTTTCTGCGTTGTCGCCGTCAGTGTTTGCGCCACTGGCGGCGACTTTCTTTTCATAGCGTCGATTGATGGTTTTAATCCAGTCTGTCATACCGTCTGTGATTCCGGAATACCCAAGAAACCTCAGCTTGCCTAGAAGGCCGCTTGCAAGCTCTATTTTGATGGACGCAGCTACCTTACAGGTATCTTTTATCCCTTCCGGCTTCTTCGCCTTGGAAGGCCGTACAAACTCAAATGTGATATCCTCGATATCAACCATCTCCAGCAGTTCCACGCCGTAAAGCTCACACATGGCGGCCGCCGTCGGCGGGGTGGGTAAGCATTTGCCGCTTTCCATTCTGGATAGTTGCGGCGCATCAATTTTTATCCCGGTCCGTTTGCTTAGCTCCTGAGCAACTGCCGGCTGTTCAAGATTCGCGGCTCTTCTCGCTTCCTTAAATCGTATCACTTTGTTCCTCCTCTCTGCCGCCTTGACGTGTTCCAGCACGTCCGGCGGCTTTCTTTATGCCCCCGGCTACCCCGCACAACGCTAAACCAGTCCCGCCCATCAGAAGAATCGGCACCGGCTCCCACTCGGTGGCGCAGGCGGCCAAGCAAACTAGGCCAATGCCCACAGTCAGCAGGATGCCGCGTAGAATTTGCATTATGTAGCCTCCTTCAAAGCGTCTAATATTCGCATCAACACCAGCGGAACGCTCAGCGGTATTTCTCCGCGCCGGTATTTAATAAGCAGCCGCCGGTTGATTGTATATGTCCATCGGTTTTTGCTTTGCTGTTTGGCCGCACCGAACGGGCAATCGCCGTCCTGGCACCAGAGCCTTATGTATTGCGCTGTCGGATCGCCGCCAAGGAACGCGGACGCTTCGTCGGGGCGGACCTTTGGCAGAGACAATAATTCATCTTCGGTCAATTTGATTCACCTCCTATTACAATCCACGCTGCGGGCGGATTTTATATGCGCCTTTCTGCTGGTTTATCCAGCAATCCACGCCCAAAACGGCAACGGCGGATTGTATTGGCGGTATGCCGGTACGTCATCCGGGGCAACAAACACGACCACATACTCCCCGTAGCTATACGGTTCCGCCCGGACTTCGGCGACGCCTCCGTCAGATGTCGTATACGATCGTGCCCAGGTATCTGATCCGCACAGTATTTTAGTCGCTTGCCGTTCTGTGCTGATGTCTACCCCTTGGTCACACAGCCACCGGATAAGCGGCGCATCTTTATGCGCGTAATACACTTCTCGCCTGTACTGTGGCTTAGGCGGGCAACTAGACAGATATGATTCGTACCCGGTCATTTACATTAGCCTCCCTTCGGCCGCCCGCTCTCCCGCGGGCGGCTTTTTATGCTCTGACCTTGGCCAGCGTAGCAACGATGCCTTCATCTTCGTACACCAGGTTAAGAACCCGCCATTTTCCGCTGGAAAGCAGTTCGTTGATTTCAGCCTCACCGTGAACCGTGCGCAATTCACGGATGTTCTCTAGATTCATGTTTTAACCTCCATTTATTGCCTTTTATTCTGTCGCGTGGTAAAATTGTCGAAGAAAGGGGGTGAAATTTATGGCTAATTCAAAAATCGTTACCTATGATTTGCGTGCTCCTGGAAAAAACTACAACGGTCTGTACGAAAAAATAAAGTCCTATACAGCATGGGCGCATATCCAGGAATCCGTATGGTATATTTCCACTCCGGATAGTTGCGTCAGCGTACGAGACCACTTGAAAACAGAAATCGACAGCAACGATTCACTGTTTGTAGCAGAACTGACAGGCAGCGCGGCATGGACAGGGTTAAACGATAAGACAGGCGCATATCTAAAAGAGCATCTATAATTCCTGCGAGCAGCACATGGATTCGTTCGTGTGCTGTTTCTTTATCCGGATTTCCGTAACGTTTTCGTCCAGGCACGCCTTGATGACCTTTGCTATTTCATCGGCAGAACCAACGGTTTCAAAATTTTTCCCGTAATTCTCGGCATCAACTGATATATTCACCCTCACTCTTTTCACCTCCTCCGCCCTATCACGAGCTTTTCCAATTTGTGTGCATTTCCCACATCATGGGATAAGTCCTCTTTATCGGACACCTCCTTTGATAGCCTTTGATTATCATCTCGACAAGGAGTGATAATTTTGGGAAAAAGAATTACCCGTGTACCGTCAGTCTGGATTGTTCAAAGGATTCAATATCCTCTTGCCGGATTCGGTAGTCCCGTCCCAACTTGATGGCGGTCAACTTTTTCTTGCGGATCCAGTCCCAGACAGTTAGAACTTTGACGCCATACCGCTGCGCCACCTGCTCGCACGTGTACATTTCGGACATACTACACCTCCTCTCTTTGTGCACCTTGTTAGTTGTGTTTACTTCGGTTTTGTGATATTATGAATTTACGAGGTTCACAATTCACAAACCAGTGCTAGCTATGTTTTACGAGGTACATTCATAATATAGCACGGTTTTTCGAGTGTGTCAATCAATTTTTAGCTCTATTATCCGAGCTATAGCATAATTGGATAAACACACAAAGGTAGGTGCAATATTATGTATGAAATATTCGAAAAGCTTTTAATGGAGCGCGGTGTGACCGCTTATAAAGTGGCAAAGGCAACCGGCATTTCTACAGGATCGATGACAGACTGGAAAAAAGGCAGAAGTGCGCCAAAAGTAGACAAGCTTCAAAAAATCGCTGACTACTTCGGCGTATCCGTAGACTATCTCCTTGGCAACGAACCTAAAGAAAAAACGCCCGCCGAAGCGGACGTTACCTTTGACGATTTCACCTATGCCATGTATGGCGAGGCCAAGGAACTCACGGACGAAGATAAAAATATGCTGCTGGAAATGGCGCGTATGTTAAAGAAACGGCAGCAGGAAGGGAAATAGGCTGCTGCCCATGAATATTGACGCTCTCATCTCTCTGTATAACGAATTGCAGAGAGATGGCATTCTTGTCTTTGAGTGTTCCCAAAAATCAACTAAAGCTGTAACAATTAGGAATCAACTCGGGTGCGGTATTTTTATTGATACCAATCATATCGAAACCGTAGCCGAAGAACTCAGCGTCCTGGCCCATGAATACGGCCACTGTGCCACCGGGGCAACCCATGCTGTATGTAGCCCGCTTGACTTGATAGAAAAGCACGAATACAAAGCGGACAAGTTTGCATCACACAGGATTCTAGACCCAGCGGAAATGAAGATGGCCATATCTGAAGGCTACACCGAAGTCTGGCAACTGGCCGAGCGGTTCGGCGTCACCGAAGATTTTATCCGCCGGGCGGATTATATTTATAGGTGTGAGGGGCTCATATGAAATGCATATAAGAATGTCTGGATTGTTATATAAAGGAAGTGTTTGATGTGGGGTTTTTGCTCAACAGAAAAATGAAGAAAACGCTAGAGTTTGCATTTTATTCTCATCTTGAAATTTTTAAAACTGATTTATTGGCATTAGTCAATTCCGATTGTCTAACAGAGGATACCTTTATTACCGCTAAAAGAAAATACACTCAATCGGTTTTGGACTACATGATGAACTCAATTGAAAACGTAGGAGCTTCATCGCATATCAGAAAAATACAAATTCTTCATGACCCCAGCGCGTGTGGGTTTGATTTTGAATGGGGAGAACTGAATCCAGGGCTGGTATATGCATGTGTTTATTTCGTTTTAACTGGCAAACAAGCGGAAACTGCACCCTGCATTTATTTTAATCATTTTGTTGCAGCCATTATTGATAACGCATTACAAGAATTAGATAAACAAGTATAAAAGACCGCCCAGGACTGGTACTCCTGAGCGGCAGGCGTGAATAGAATCCACAGGGCGTGAATTTTCTCCACAACTATATTATACGGAATTGTCATAATTTGTCAATTCCTGTGCGGAGGAGTAGAAATGAGTATAGGCAAAAGCAGCGGAGATACCATAGCCGATATAAAGGATATGGTAGCCAAGTACCAAAGTATCAAGCAGAGCGAAACAGAAGCAAATGAACCCATAGAGAGCAAAATTGCAGAGGATACCGGGGCGCAAGAAGAATTTAATTCAAATTCACAGGACATCTCTGAAGCACAAATGTATTTAAACTGGCTTAGGCGGCAAAAAATCAAATCAGTTGTGACGACTATATTTAGCATAATTGGAATTATATCCGGGCTAATTGGAACTATATTCTTTTTTTCGGGGAACCGTAGTATTACATACATATGTGCGGCTATCACATTATTGGACAGCTTTATTCAGGTGACTATTGGCGAACAGAAAAATTTTGCAACAGAATTAGTCACTGTTATTATTGGGCTGATCGTTGGCTTAATTACAAATATAGGCATAGCTGACGGAATATCCATATCACTATGTATTGGCTGTTTAGCTCTCGCAATCTTAGGTTGGTCTCTACAGTTAATTGCATATTTGAAGAACAAGTAAAAAGACCGCCCAAGGCCCCCACCTCAGACGGTCAGTGTGAACAAAGGAACAGTTTATGGATACTGGATATATTATAGACAAAAATAATGCAGAATTACGATGGCTGGTATATTCCACTAGTGAAGATTGGGATAAAGGCCAAGCAGCTCCGTATATAGCAGATTACTGTTATGTCGTAAAAAAGGTTTTTGAAAATATTTTTGGTGTCGATTATGTTAATTCTCACAAAAATTTGGCCGTAATATATTCAGCGGATTACCCTATTATATTTAGAGAAAACCATATCATATTTTTAACTGTAAAAGGGGCTTTCTTTTGTCAGTGTATTTTTCAATTTGCTCATGAACTCTGTCATTTTTTTATACCAAAAAAAGTGTGTAAAAAATTCAGGTGGCTGGAAGAAACGCTTTGCGTATTAGCTTCTCTTTTCACACTGAAGACAATCCAAAGCGCCCAGGAAGATCCGCAACTTATTACCTTAATTGATACATATATTCAATCAGTTATCGTTCAGGAAGCTAAGCCAGCAGGTGGGATCCCCCTCGCCGAATTCATTAAAAACAATTATGATGATCTTGTTAGAGAGCCTTGTAAAGATAATTATTCATATAATAGGACTATAGCGCTAGGGTTATACCCGCTTTTTTTCGAACATCCTCAATTATGGGGTATAGTACCACATTTACATAAATTGACTGATGATATGCCACTAGAAGACGCGTTAATGTTTTTGTGTCAATCATCAAATCTTGAAACTATCAATCCAAATTTAATCGATGTTATGTGCTAGTTGAGTTTCATATTCGCCTATTAACTTTTGAATCTGTTTAATTCCATAACTCGGTATATTATACCAAACATTACCGTGTAAATCTCTTAGTTGTTCTTGCTCGGCGACGCTTATAAAAACTCGAACGGACTCAATAAGCCTTTCCCTAGAATAATAGTCACACAAATAATATTCTAGCCCAGGATCCCCAATAATTCCTTCATTGTTAATCATCGTAGTTCTAACACCTCCCTTAATCTATCTTTTTTTGTTTTCCCCTGATGTGTTAATACAATTATATCATGTTTCGAGATATATGTCAATATACGTCTTATATATAACGAAGCCGCCCAGAGCTGGAACCTCTGAGCGGTCAGTGTGAACAGAAACCACGGGGTATCACAAATTAAATGGAGGTAGATAGTGTGCAACAAGACAATTCACAAAGGGAATTGCCAACACGAGATTACACAGGGGTAGTAAACATCGGTGGCAAAGATTTGAATTGCGCAGTACTGAGTGATGGTACAAGGGTATTGACTGCATCCTCTGTATTTAAAGCATTTGGACGTCCAAGAAGAGGAAAATCATCTGGGGATCAAAGAGCGGCAAATATGCCATCTTTTATTGATGCAAACAACCTAAAACCCTTTACTGATGCGGTTTTTGGGTGCGGATCAGAATTCGATATGGAGGTACAGTTTACGCCTAAAAATGGCACCCGAATATACACCGTGTAAGAAATGTGCACAGTGAGGTGGGGCGGCATTATTTATACATAAAGCATCCTGCCATGGTGACACGGACAGAGTAACAACGTGAATTTTTCAATAAAGCAATTTATTGTTGACTTTTTGAAACATTTAGCATATACTAGGGGTGTAACAAATATTTGTTACGTGTTACAATGCTTAACAGGCCCCTGGTAGTAAGCGTCCCATTGATAAGGGAAGTGCTGAATCCAGGGGCCTCATTTTATTTTAATGGGGTGAAACTGTGATTAAAACTGCAATACTGGTTGATGGCGGATTTTACCGCAAGAGGTCAACATATCTATGGGGGAAGCTAACCGCAGAGCAACGCGCGGCAGAACTTTATGCCTATTGTCAAGCCCATATAAACGATTGCCCAAAAACGCCAAACGAGCAACGACATTTATACAGGGTTCTTTATTATGATTGTCTTCCAATAAAAAAGAGCCTTTTCCATCCGCTTCAAAAGAGAAACATAGATTACGGTCGTTCCGATACATATAAATGGATGGAACAGTTTTTGGAGCAGATAAAAACTAAGCGAAAATTTGCCTTGAGGCTCGGAGAGTTATCTGAAGCTTTCGCAGGGATTGGCCTTAAGCCAGAGGCTACAAGAGATCTTTTTCAAGGGAAAAGGGGATTAGAAGATATTTGTGAATCCGATTTATCATTCTCCCTTGGTCAACAAAAAGGCGTTGATATGAAAATAGGGTTGGATATTGCCTCGTTGTCATACAAGCGTTTGGTCGATCAGATTATCTTGATAGCCGGCGATAGCGATTTTGTTCCCGCAGCTAAATTGGCAAGACGCGAGGGGATAGATTTCATCTTAGACCCCATGTGGGCAACAATTAAAGGAAATTTATTCGAACATATAGACGGTTTAAAATCGCCGTGGAAGAAAGCCCCTTCAACCTCAATTGTTACTCCCACGATTAAGGAACCTTTATCGCTTAAATAAAAAACGTCCCGCTCCTGCGCCAACAGGAACGAGGCGGGCACCGTCGGCCAGATGGCCATACAGTGTGGCAATAAACCATCCACATTGTACCATCTGGCCCCGGGAAAATCAAGTCCCGGGCATTTTTATGCCCAATTTTAAGGGGGATGGTATAGAATGGCGAGAAAATCCATAAAGCGCGAGAATGGCACAGGCTCCGTGTACAAACGCAAAGACTTAAAGCGGAGGCCCTGGGTGGCGGTCGCACCGGCGGAATTAATCCGTGATGATGATGCCAGGAAAGTCAACGCCAAGCAGATGATAATCGGTCACTATGCCACCGCGCAAGAAGCCAAAGACGCGCTGGACGAATATAGACGTAACCCCACCACCAAGTACAATATTACGCTTGCGGAACTGCGTGAGGAATGGATGCCTATATGGTATTCCGGTAAATCCAGTAAGCTGTGCGCGGGTTATGATTCATCCTGGAAGCATTTGTCTCCCCTGTATGATAAAAAGATGCGTGAAATCCGCACCGCCGAAATGCAATCTATCATTGATGGGCTTCAAAAAGAACGAACTGTAAGGCGCTATAACCGGGATATAACCGTTCCCGCTATGACATACTCCGGCTTATCGAAAATAAAAATATTGCTTGGCCTATTATATAACTATGCCATGCAAAATGATATTGTAAGCAAAAACTACGCACAGTTTCTAATCCTACCTAAGAACATCAAATCGGCTAAGGATTGTTTCAACGATTTGGAGTTGGAGAAAATCCGCAAGGCTGTGGGAACAATTCCATATGCCGACTGGATTTTGGTGATGATTTATACCGGATTCCGTATATCCGAATTTCTCGGCCTAACACCAGCCAGCGTCCGCGAAGTAGATGGGATCAAGGTCCTCATTGGCGGTATGAAAACAGAAGCAGGAAAAAACAGAACCGTTCCAATACACCCGCGCATCGCTGATATCGTCAGCGCCCAAGTCAAAAAAGACGGGAAAACGCTTTTTTGCCGCGATGACGGTACACCGATGCCTCCAAAATATTTCCGCGAAAAATGCTATATTCCAGCGTTAAATTCAATTGGTGTTCGTCCATTAAATCCACACGCAACGCGGCGCACATTCTCTACAATGATGTCCGCTTCAGGTGTGCGAGAGGAAGATATGATTGCTTTAATGGGCCACGCCGATTTTTCTGTAGATGTAGACCACTACATAAGGCAATCTGCGAAGACCTTATCAGAGGCTATAAACAAGATTGGATAGAGGCAAAAACCCGTAGTAACCCCGTAGTAACGTCCATCTCAAACCTTGCCAGACAACAAAAAATATATAGAAAGCAAAACGCCTGCAAACCCGCATGAATACAGGGTTTACAGGCGTTTTCCTCATGGAGCTGGTGGACGGATTCGAACCCCCGACCTGCTGATTACAAATCAGACGAAAGCCTAGTATTTAAGCCATTTTTTAGATGTTGTGTAGTAACCGCGTAGTAACGTCACAAGTGTTCTCTATCCAGAACTTCGCCTCTTCCGGCGTTATCATCCGCCGCTCTGTCTTCCACGTTTTACCGTCTCCCGTAAAACTACTCGGGCCGGATAACAGCCGCAGATAAAACTTTCCATTAGGTAAAAAGCATAGTTTTGTTTCTTCGTATCGTGGGTCTGTCCGTGGAAATCCATTGTTTGTGGTCGCTATCACCTTGCCGCGCAATCGCTGTACTTTAGCTTTCACAAAAGCACCCCCTACACCAATTATAAGGTGTAAGAGGGCTTGTTTGTATTGGTAAATGTTGGCGAGATTTGGAGAGGATTGATTACAGATCTGTATGCAAAAAGGAAAAGCGGGAGCCGCCGGAAGCGTATCCTGATTTTATAGATGCATAAATCTCTACGGTTATTTTTTATAACTTTGCGCCGGTTATGGGCCCTTATATGCGGTTATAATATTAATACAGGGAATAATTATATTCACGCAGCGCCCTTTTAGACATATAATGGTGTGGTGATATTATGATATGTTCCTAATAGAAGAAAATGACAGTATACCTCTATCCAAACTTAGTGTTGAAATTTTCTGCGTTTCATGTATAATGAAATTGTACAACCGTGAAGTGTTGTGTAGTTGCTATAGTATAGTGGGAGTGATTTATATGGCAACAAAAAGCATTTATAAAGATGTATCTATCCATGATAAAGCGCTTGGACGCGGATTGTTATCTGCTTTAGAAAGCGCACAATCAAAGAATTCAAAAGTAGTTATTGCAAAAAAGAAGACACAGGAAATCAAAGGCGATAAAATCAAGGAGCTTTTTGGAGCAGATTGATGGACGGTTATGCTATTATATCTTTACGTGAGATGATACACCAAATTGGGGAGAATAGAGTAAAAACTATTCTCTCCAATTTTTCATGTCCACTAAATCCTGATGTGGAAAAATTTCTTAAATCGTCAGCAATAACATTCGCGTTGCAAAGCATAGCGCCGACGCATATGGTTTTTTCTTCATATAGAGGTTCTATAGAGCTGGTGGGATATTTTACCATATCGCTTAAATCGTTTTTTATTAGTAAAAAATCGCTATCTAATAATATGAGAAAGCGTATTACTAAATTCGGCACATACGATTCAGAGCTAAATGGATATAAAATACCTGCTCCGCTAATTGCCCAGTTAGGGAAAAACTACAACAATGGTCTCAACAAGCTGATCTCTGGAGACGAATTGCTAAAGTTCGCTTGTGATAAAATTGCTATGGTGCAACAACAAATTGGTGGCAAAGTGGTTTACATAGAATGTGAAGACAAACCAAAATTGATTTCATTCTACACAACAAACGGATTCGTCAGCTTTGGGAAAAGGGTTTTAGACAAAGACGAAAAGAATGATTTGTGCGGCGATTACTTAATACAAATGCTTAAAATAATAAAGCCGGACGAGGAGTAATCCCCGCCCGGCTTTCTCTATGTTACTTATGCGGTTCCGTGTACCCAAGCGCCCGCTCGCTGTCTCCCAGCCCCCTGGTAGTTGGGTCATTGATAAGGTTCCACGCCGACACCACGACAGCCACCAGAATCACCGGGTTCTTGATGGCCTCCAGCAGAACGCCTCCCAAGCCTGCCCAGGTGGTCATATCCGACCAATTAAGCCCCAGGTAGGTAAGGATGGGCAGGATGATTGCGGCGGCCAAATTGGCCCAGAAAACGGGGTTTTTGATGCGTACTTTCCAGTTGATTTTCATGGTATCATTTCCTTTCCAAATTGTTGATTCTGGTTTCGTGATTAAGCAGTTTCGCGTCCTGCTCATCGTTGTGTTCCCACAGCCTTTTGTGTGCGTCGTGGCTGCTGCTTTTCTGCTCCCGCATATCTTGCACAAGCCGCTCCATGGTCACGGTCAGTTTGGTTATTGATGAGTTTAGCTTAAGTACGGGCGCGATAATTCCGGCCAAAAACGCCAGGAGCGCCGCAATCACCCCGAATACTTGCCATTCCATGGTCACACCTGCACAATCCGGCATTGCAGCCGGTCAAACGCCTTGCCGTAGCAACCGGCGTATCCATCGCTGCCATCGCCATAGTCCCGCACCCAGGGATAGTAATCCTTGCCTTTTGCGGCCACCCGGTATTCAACCACGTAGCCGGGGGCGTCGACAAGGTGCATCTGGATGCCATCGGCATCCTTGCCGTACAGTCCGGCATAATCCCCGTCGCCATCAACGACCCACGGCAGCCATCGGCCTTTTGCCCCGCCGATATGTACCCGGATTTCGATATGCCCCCGCGTCAGCTTGGCCCGCACGCCCTGGACGGCACGCTTGGGCCAACCGGCATATCCGTTACTTCCATCACCGTAGTTGGTGATTTCCGCCAGCCACTTTTTACCCTTGGCGTACACCTGATAGATAATATCTGGGGGCGTTTCGGTGCCGGGCTTCGGGATGCCGAAATAGGCATACCAGCTGTTGTCTTTGACCATCCGGTTGCCGTTGGCCTCGTCGAAGCGGTAAGGCGTATCCCTGGTATCGATATGGACGGCGGCGCGGCTGGTGGCGCTGCCGGCAATCCACCCGATGCCCGGGACACCCGCATTCTCGGCGGCGAGCAGGATCTCCCGGCCCTGATAGCGTACTTCCTTGCCGTCTACCATGTGCCAGCAGTTAATGTCCGCGGCCCGCCCCTCGGCGTGACGGCTGGCATTCTGGTCAGTGCGGTAGCCGCTGGTAATGATGATTTTCGTGCAGTCCAGCGCGGCATAGATGGCCTCCAAAAGCGGCAGTAACCTGTCGTCGATTTTGATTTCGTCGTTGCACTGCTCCGCAAACTCCCTCACCTTGAAGTGCGGCGAAAGCTGCTTGTTTCCGTCCCGTTTGTTGCTGTAGGTTTTAATCATGAGGTCTCCTCCTTTTAATTTTCCGCCACAAATGTAAATTGCAAAAACGTCCAGGCCTGCGCGTTTGTTGATATGAGCATGTTTTTGGCCTTTATCTCTCCGTTTTCCGCTATGTATCCGAACACGGCGGCGTCCCCGGTCGATGCGGTGCCGCAGTACACAAGCTGCCCCGGTCTAAACCCGGCCGGCAATGTAGCAATAACCTTTTCTGACGTGATAGCCATCCCCGAAGAGGCGATATTTACGTGTACAATGTTGGTCACAGGATCCTTGATGTAAAAACTTTGGTTGGCACCATGCGATATGCTGGGTTGCAGTGGTACGCGCTGCACACCGGTATTCCCCCGGTGCCACACAGATTTTCCGCCAACCGCCAACGTATTGCTAAAATTACCATTGTTTGCATATATGTGATACCACGGTACCCCAGACGCCCCCAGGTCATACGACAACGCGCCGTCGGGCACAATGTTACCATACGCAGTGCCGCCGCTAACTGACAAAAAGGCGTTGTCCAGCATCCGCCAGTTTGTCCCGTCGTAAAAAATTACGTGCAGCCCAGCCTTAAACGGGCGGGCGCTGCCTACCCCTGCCGGCATCAGATACTTGCCGCCTAAGCCGTTGACATTTAGCAGCGGCGGGGTCGTGGTGGAGTCGCTGCCCGCGTGGAAATTGACCAGCAGCACCATGCCTTGTGCCAGCGCATCGGGGGCCGGATCCAGCGTTAAAGCAAAACTTCCGGCTGTACCGGTCGTGGTGGCCGTGTTGATGGTGCGGGCGTAGTCGTCTGCATCCACCTTGGCGGCTACCTCCGCCGGTGTGGCGTAATCAGTCCCAGATACCGCAGTTTTTACACTGCCGCCCGAGCCCATCAGTATGCCCGCCATCGGCGTAAGTGTGTTCTGGTTAATCAGGTTCGGGCCGGCCGCGCCATCCTTTCCATCCTTGCCGTCTTTGCCGTCTACCCCGTCGCGCCCCTGTATGGCCGGGATAGGGATTATATTGCCCTGGTCGTCCCGGACGCTTAAAATCGGTATGCCCATGGTTGTTACCTCCTTTTATGTCATAGGTTCAGCAGGTTGCCCAGTTTCCAGTTTCGCAATCCGCGCATCAAGGGCTTTTATCTGCGCAATATATTCCGCCTGCTGTTGCTCAAACGCTATGTTAATGTCGCGGTTATAGCCCACGTCCACGCCGCCCGCGTCGGCAAAAACGCGGCACACCGGGGCGGGCGGCAGGATGCGGGCGGGGTCATGCTGGGTCACGGCGGGGGCGTCCAGCTGGTACACCACCGTCACCGGCGTGCCGGCGGCGTACTGGGCGGCGAGCCAGGCTTTGAAGGTCGGTAAGTCCGCCTGGGCAAAACGGGGATCGTATATCCAAATGTTTTTGTCGGCATTGCCCAGCGACAGCGTAATGCCGGTTTTGTCTTGCCAGGTCTGACCAGGTTCCAGTGAAAGCCAATGGCTGCAAACGATTTGGGAAAGCAAATTGTGTGCCACGGCGTCCGGCGCCTGGGTAAAATATCGATTGTTTCCGGACTCGGTACGGGACAGTCCCCAGTTCTCCGTCCCGTCGAACACCACCCGCTTCCACCGCCGGTTTTCCACGCCGGTGGCCGCGTCGTATTCGTCGTTCACGGTTCCGTCGCCGTATAAGGGCTCCAGTGCGGGCAAATCGATGGTTTGGCCGGTATACGGCTCATAAGGGGTGGCGGTGTCGCCAAATTCGATTTGCAAATCCCGCGCGTTGCCGGAAGCGGTCGTGCCAGATTGTACTTTAAGCAAAATCCAGCCTTTGCCTGCGGCGTATTGCCTTGGATCGGTATTCGATATTGTAGGCTTTGTGGTGACTACCGCGCTATATATGCCGCCGTTTGATACAGGCAGATAAACAACCTTCACGAACAAATTTTCGTTCGTGTAATAGGCTTCACCTGCCGGTACATACAAACTGATGGTGTACTTAGTGTTAGGCTGCAATTCGCAGTCTGCATATACGCATGGCGAAAACTGATCGGCCGCATTAAACCGTGGATTAGCCGCCAGATTCCGCCCGCACACCGTCACCTTTGTCGGCTGTACACCCGCGAGGGTATACGGGTTATCGGGGCTTTTGTCCCCTTCGCCCGTTTCGGCGGTCGCGCCCAGCACCGCCGCCCGGCGCAGCGCCCCCGTCGGGGACACGTCCTCCAGCGCGGCCACCGGCCCCGAAGCCGCCCCGGTCAGCACATTGGCGTATCGGCTGTCGCTCTCCCCGGCGGTATAGCACAGCATATCCCCGGTGGGATCCACCTGGACGGTGTACCCCTCCGGCATCTCGCCGCCGCCCACGTACACCCCGCTGACCCCCTGGGGGCCCTGGGGGCCGGTGTCGCCTTTTTCGCCCTTCAGCTCGCCCGCGTCCAGCTTGGCCTGCACCGCGTCGGCCACGGCGTTGGCGTTGGAAGCGGCGGTGCTGGCCGTTCCTGCCGCCGTGTTGGCGCTGGCCGCCGCCGTCCGCGCCTGCTCGGCTGCCGTATTGGCCCCGCTGGCCGCCGTGTCAGCCGCCTCCTTGGCCTCCTGCGCCCCGCCGGCCGCCGCGCTGGCCGTGGCCGCAGAAGCATCCGCGCTTGCAGCGGCTCGATTCGCGTTGGCTGCCGCCGTGTTGGCGCCGGACACAGATTCATCCACTCTGTCCGCCGCCGCGTTCGCGTTTTCTGCGGCTTCGTTCGCGGCGTCGGTGGCTTTCCCGGCGCTGTCAATAAGCGCGGACAAGCCTTTTTTGTAGTTACATTCCCCACCGGTTTCGCGTTCTGCAAACAGCAAGCTTGCAGGAAATGTATATATCGTCTGTTCTTCGTTGCTTTGGCTATCAAGGGCCACGATGCAAAGTCGCAACGTTCCACACCCGCCGCCGGCTGTCCATTCAACCGGGAGGAGTATGGACACTGTGCTCCCAACTGGCTGCACAAACTCAGTTGTGTCAAACCCGCTGAACCCGTCAACATATTCAAACCGGTATTTATATTCCGGCTTAATAAGAGAAGCGTCCAGGTTGAACACCACGTTTGTGGCTTTGTGTTCTCCCCGGACGCCCGCGTCCTGCGGTGCGATTGGCTTCACCCCGCTTGGACTGGCTGTATATTCTATCGTCCGAATAGCTGTCACGATAGCGCCCCCTTTAGTAGTCTGTCGATTGCCGTTTCTTCGTAGATGGAACCGGAAGAAACCGCGCCAGTAAGTAGTTGTTCTCTCTGCTGTTTACTGCCATATCCATCCAGTAAAAGAAGTATCCGTTTCTGTTGAGCTGTCACCCCCATATTGTTTAGAAGCTCCTCTTTTTTGCGCTTAAGAGAACCGCTTACCGTATCTCCATTAGATTTTTTATCGGATTTCAGGTCTTTAGCCTGAATGCTATAGAGAAGATATGTAGAGAGCGGAACACCGTTTTTCTTCGCCGCGTCCATGCTTTGGCGCTTTGATGACGGCTCATATTTCACCCCGCGGCTTTTCAGCATTTCCTCCTTGGCCAAATCCTTCGCATAGCTGTATACCTCCGAAACAGCATCTGTACGCTGTTCGTCTGTCAGCTTTTTATACTCGGATGAACCCGTCAGCTTGCTTAATAGTTCATAGGAGGTCTTCCCCATTGTCCTTTGATATTCCGTATATTCCTCTGCGGTGAGAACATACTTTTCCCCTTGATTCGTTATGCTTTTTTGCGCAGAAGAAGGCAAGACACCGACGTCTCCCGTTTCTTCGTATAGCCTTTCCAGTTCCTTTTCCATAGAGGACGTTTGCTTTTCACTGGTATAGCCTGGACTTAGGAAATTGCTGAACGCTCTTTCCGCAATGTTCCCGGTCGGTTCCTCGCGCCCCCAAGCGTCCACGTATGGTTGTTGTGTTTGCAAAGCGCCGGGGATTTTGGATTTGTTCCGCTGCAACGCCATTTGAAGCGTGGGGAAAGCGCTGCCTTGTTCAACATAATTCCGGCGGCGGGTATCGTCCGTGGTTCTGGCTATCTGTCCTAGCAGTGTTGGAACACCTTGGCTGAGATAGCTAAACACCGTGTTAGTTCCGAGATCGATTAAAGGGTTATCACTGAATTTTACATTTTCAATAGCGTCATTAATCCCTTGGAGCATAGACATATTCACCATCGGCTCAGAAATGTTAGCCAACGATTCCAATAGTTTCGGGAGCGGAACTTCTCCTTTTTGGGAATCTCGGTACAAGTTGTAAATTTCAGCCCCAACAAACAAAGGGAGCGATACGGGAGCCGCAAAATCAATCGTGTACGAGCCAGAATCTGTGTTTATAGCGTATTCCTGCGCCCCTTGTAGTTTTGCAAATTCATCCTCCTTATCATTACCAAGACCGCCAGTAAGCAATCCTTTGGAAGCCAACCATGCGCCTAAAGCCACAACACCCGAACCTGTAAGCCCAGCCGATAGACTGTCGATGAATTCCGCCGCATTGATTTTTCTGGTTTTTAGCTGATATACTTTGCGCGTCAGTGTGTCCAGTAACCCGACCGGACTGTATTCCAGACCGCGCTTGGCAATATTCATAGGCGTTTTTTTAAATGGGACAGTCCCTTCTATGAGGATATTGGCGACTTTATTGTTCTTTGATGCGTGACTGAGAAAATTGGCAAATGCAGAATCATCGGCAAACGTTGCCTTTAAAGCCTCGCGCATAGCGTAATTCTCAGCTTTGTTTATTGTAATATCATCTGCGTTTGCTAGATCTACCTTATTCGCCGCCAAATACTGCATGAGAGCCCGTTCATAATGAAGTCTCTTAGCCCATCCGTCTTCAACTTCAAGAGCTTTCGATGTTCCTTTTCTGGCGGCTTCTACTGGCTGCATTAATTTAGAGGTAAAAACCGGTCTGTTATCGCGAATGACATCAGATGGATCGAAACGCCCATTGCTATTCAACCTATCTTTGTTCTTTGCATAACTCTCCCTCGCGAAATCCAGATATTCACCCCGTTTGGCGAACGGAAGTGCCGCCAACGCAGTTTTGGTTCTCTCGATCCCCCCTCCGCCAGTTGCTCTTGACGCGGTATCCCAAGCCCCTTCAATCATGCCAGCAAGAATATTTTTGGAGTAAATAAACGGCGTGAATATGGTGTTGCCGGCGATGTTGCGCACATGCGTTCTTGGGTTTCCCAGCATAGCGGTATACCGCCAGGCGTTCCATTTATCAATCAGCGTGGGCGGGACCTGCTCTGCTATGGACACAAGCCCATCTTTGAAAATGCGGTCAACGGTTTCGGTGTCACGAGGGTTTACATTTTGCATCTGATCAATGATAGATTCCGGAATTTTTATAGGTTCTATTTTTCCTTTTTCCCTTTTTAAATTTTCTCTATTGGTTCTATCAACTATTCTCTGTAGTGCCATTAACTGGCCTTCTGGTGTCATTCGCTTGAGCATAGAAGCGGCCTGGGTAACCTGTGCGCCTTCCGTCCCAATGGTGGATAGTTCAATAATCAACTTAGACGCCAAAGCTGGATCATTGTTTTTCCCGGCTAATGTCAATAAGTATTCCCCCAGCGCCATATCATATTTGCTGACTCTTTTGTCCCCATTTGCTACCGCATCCCACTGCTTCAACGCCCCATCCATACCAAACTGCTCAACCGTACGAACCGCCCTATCCATAGCCGCTTTATCGCTGATAGGCGCATAGCTGTACAGTCCATTCATCACGTCCTGAGTAATGCCGTTAATGAAGCTATCCGGAACCTGAGAAGCCTCGGCGGCGGTGCGGACAAACTGGCGGGTTCGCGTTTCGTCGTTGGTCTGCTTGGGAATTTCCACATCACGGGCAGGCGCTTCGCCGCGTTTAATAGCGCCATACCGTTCAACCATAGCTTTGATATCGGCTATGGTGTCCCCGCTACTTACTCCAATAGAGTGCCGTATATCCGGATCGCCGCTTGGGTTAATGTTGTTGGTCAATTTCGCTTGCTCCGGCTCAAAAATCACACATTCTTCCCCGGATACAATCACACCATCATAGCCAAGTGCCTGTAGAGTATCGCTGAATTTTCGATTGCCGAATTTCTTAATGAACTGCAAAAGAGAGGTATCCGGCTTAATTTTGAACGGAATATCAATCCCGGCCCGCCGAAATATTCCGGCCACCACATGACAATCGGCGTCATAAGTAGTCCGCAGAGGGTTGGTGATGTTCAGATAGTACGGCTTGGATTTGCTGCCGAATTCCTCTGCAAACGATTGGTCGGTATCGAAATAGAATCCGCTCCCCCATACGCCTGGGTCGTTGGCGCTTCCTTGTTTGGCTTTGTCAAACACGGTAAAATCCGCATCGGTAGCGTGGTACACCACCAGCAGCCGGCCTTCATCGTCTCTGGCTTGGCTTTTTTCAAAATACCGCTCCTGTCCGTCCGTCAGTTCTACGCCGTCAGAATTCTCCACCCTTGTTTTTAGGGCGTATCTTCCTGTGTCGTACGCCGAATTTTCGGATATACTAGTATTGACGCCGTTATGCGTTTGTGGTATAGTGGTGTCAGAAGAACTGCCTGATGCGGCGGCCGGATTAAATCTGGTTTGATCGCGATTACGGGCGGTTCTTTCTATTTTTGTAACATCATAAAACAGCCGCCCCTTATCCGTTACTTTTATTTTCACTTCACCGGAAAACATTTCTCCGCCAACTTCAAAGTTAGTTCTGTATACATCCCACCCGCCGGTTGCCTCTGGATGGCGTCCATCATCAGGAACATTTCCGATTTTATCAGACACCGCCAGTAAATTGTCTAGCTCTGTAGACGCGCGCATTTTTGCTGATTTCAATTCGTCTGGCATGCGCCGATTGGCCGGATTGGCATATTCGCTTGCGGATCTTCCGTTTACAAACGCCTTATCGCCGTCTCCAACAGGAAGCACCTTGCCACGAAAAGCGTCCAATATATATTTACGTGCAGTTTCCCTCATTTCTTTGACGGACTTTCCGTTAAAAATTTCTTGGTCTGTATCTACATGTACATATCTTTTCCCGTCCGCATCGTGTTGAATGCTATATTTAGCGTATGATGAATCACTTCCTTTTACAAACGGCTCCATCAAAGCATCATGATACATTCTCTCGGCTTCGGCCATCATCTTTTCATGATTAGTTCCGAATAGCTTCGCCTTCATGGAACGAATCCAATTTAAGATTCGTCTAGCAAGGCTAGGCTTTTCTGCTGACAATTGGCGGATTGCTTTTTCGCTTGTAAATAGATTATCCCCCACATAGTCCGCGACCAATTCCGCCAATGCACCGTTGGAATCTAGTGTCTCTCCGCTCAATCCATAAATCCCGATTTTAGCTTCTATGATTTCGTCAAGGCTCATCCCCGTTTCTTTAACGAGAATATCTGAAACAAACTTTGACAGTTCCGTATATGCCTGTGTGCCCTCCAAACTGTGCGTCAATTCGTGCTTGAGAATGGTCTTCACGGGATTCGGACTATCCGCCGCAATATACAGTGTGCCTGTTTCCGCGTCGTATTTGCCGTTTATTCCTTCGCCAAGCGTCCCCACAAATTCGATGTTGCGCCCGGTCCGTTCGGCAAGTATGGCGGCCGTTTCTATGTCGTTAGGGTTGATATTAAACATAGAGCCAGTTTCGCGCGCTTTTGCCGCTCGGCTTGATTTGGCTTCCTGACTTAAATCTGGTTTTCTGACCTCCTCTTGAGTTTCCGCCTTTCCGTATCCGAACACATCCCGCACGATGGCATCTATATTGTCGGTCGAGCCCTTGGAATCGGCATCAAAAAAAGCAGACCCGGTATTACCGGAATCTGCTTTAGGTGTTTTTTTGGTACTTTTCCCATATTCCCGCATGGCGGTATCCATGCGTTTCCACGCTTCAAGAACCGCGTCGAAATTGTAGAGCGCCGAGGAGTATTCTTGGCGGGCAAAGGCTTCATCTGCCAGTATATCCCCGCTGATGTACGCGACCAACTCCTTATACAAAGCTGGATAATCGCGAGTGAAATCGAATTCTTTCCCACGTTCAATGAAATATTCTTTAATAATTGACTCTGAAATATCCACAAACGTTTCGCTTGAAAAATCAATTTCATTAACTACCGCGTCATAATACTTCTGATACTCAGCGGGAGATTTTTTGGCCGCCACGTGGGCCATTTCGTGACCGGCCATCTCTTGCGCCTGTAAGACTGCGTCGTTCTTAATGAGCACTGTACCGTTCCGCAGAGAAGAAGCCTCGCCCTGCATGGTTTGGGTTATACCGTTGGCATTGGATTGCGACCAGTACACAATTTCAGACGGTATTCCATATTCGGTAAGCAGAGTTTGCGTTTGCTTTGCCTGCGCTGACTGCTCCGCACTTGGGACAACCTCATAGTCATACGTCCTATCTCCTACCTGTAGGGTTCGTCGCGCTCTGCCGCCTGAAGCATTTTCCGCCTCTGCTCCTTCGGCATTTTTTGATATTCTCTCGTAAAATCCTGTATCTGTTTCCGAAGTTCCAAATCCGGCTCCGGTGGCTCCTTGGCCGGGTTCCCATAATACGCCGCTACTTTCGCCCAGATTCTCCGTCGCTCCTGCTCGTCCATCCGTGCCGCCTCCTGCTTGCGTTTTCTCCATTGTATCAGCATATGTGCCGTTTGTCCACTGGTCACTTGTCGATGCGTTTGCTTTTTTTGAACCGGCGGAGTTAAGCAATTCCGCGCCAGTGCCAAGAACACCGCCAGAAATAGCCCCGCCAGCAAATGACATACCTATTTGCTTGGCGAAATCAGCAGCCGCTTTATTTCTGGCTTCTGCTTCGGATAGGCCAGATTCCATATAGGCGCGTACCGAAAGATTGTAATCCGATTTATTACCGCTGATAACTCCGTCCGCTATGGCGTTTGCTACATCAGTGCCAACCTCCTCTGCCCCTTCAAGGCCCATTTGCTTAAGTACTTCCAGAACTTTTTTGGTAACTCCGGATTTGTTGCCGATGGAAAACAGATTATCTAACGGAATTTTTTCAAACACGGCTTCGGCAGCCCCCGCTACTACGCCTTTTAACATGGCTTGGCCGTCAGACAACCCTTTATTTTTTCCTTCGATAAGCGCATCAGTCGCGGCGGACGTGGACAAAAAGCTTAAAACAGCAGTCTTGTTTCCACCGCTCCCAGCAAGAACAGTGAGATAATCGGCAATAGACATTCCTGTTTGATACGCAAATGAACCAATCTTTCCGCCTATCCCACCTATGTTTTCTTCGATGCTATTCGATACGGTGCCACGAACGCTTGACTGCGCCCTAGAGCCTTGATTCGCAAAGGAATTTTCATCAATCCCGTTTCCGCCCAAATAAGAAGCTGCATTATCAACCGCAGCCGCAGATTTTGCAAATG